CATTGCCGTAGGTGATACCATTACTGTTACAGAGTTCCCAACAGACAATGCTGACATCAATGGGTCATACCCTGTCAAGCGTGTAGATGTCAACGATGTCTACTATGACCTTATCACGGTTCCATATACATTCTCGGCACCTTATCCTGATACCGCAGCTATCACCGCGTCAGCGGGAACATCCCCATTGCCATTGGCGGCTATCAAGTCCATCAGTATTGATTCAACTGGTGTGGCTCTTGTGACCTTGGTAGATGGAACTAATCCCGGCTACGCCATTGGAACAACGTTGACCAATGTCAATTTCGAGACTTCAACCGCCATTCCAAACATCAATGGAGTTGTGAGCGTTTCTTGGGTTGGAGATAATGAGTTCAAGTTCGATATTCGAAAGACGACTTACACCTTTGTTGATGATCTGAGCGCAATTCATTTCTCCTACAAGGATGATGCTGGGGCAACCGTCACCCTGAATAGTGACGAGATTAAGTCTGCTACATCAACAGCGCAGGATATCACCTTTACTTTTAGCGGAACAAACAAGACATTCAAGGATTTGGATGCCGTTCTTGCCGGTGGCACTGTTGTCATTGATAGGAAGAATGAATTCAAGAACCCTCGTATGAAGACCGCAGGCGCAAGGTCTGTTCTCTCTGCGAACTTTGCCCAGAACCCAAGGGCAATCAATGACCCAGCGGCAGCGGTAGGACGTTGGAAGCCAAAGGTATATTCCACTACCAAGACACATGGAGGAAGGGCAACCCAAGCCTTTGTTTCCCAAGACGCATATGTGAAGACAACCAATATCAAGACCTTCACTTCGAGTACGTACATGAAGGGAACGGCCTACTCAGATAGAGGATGGCTCCTAGCTGGTGATGGCTCTTATGGTGACAATGCTCCTACACTAGGAAGTGACGCCTACAACACTTCACTGCCTGTGACTATGGCAGACAATTACGTCCGTGTAGGACTATGGGTTAAGGCTTCTTCCAAGACAAAGATGCAGATTGGTCTACGTCGCTCCAACGAGTGGCGTCACAAGACCAAGGGCAAGTGGTACTCCTCAGAGACATTCAGCGGAGCGGTTTCCGTGGGTACGGACTGGACATGGGTAAACTATGGATTCAAGATCACCCCATTCAATGGTCAGGTCCACTTGCGTACAAGGTTCTCCAAGTCAGGCTCCAAGATCACATACTACGGAACAGGACTGGTAATCTCGAAGGACGGCTCTTCCAATTCATTCTTCGACCAGAACTTCTCTACGGACTCATCCGTTTACTCCGTTGGATACGATACTCCGAACAAGCGTCATACCCTATCGTATGACAAGGTGAAGTATATTGAGCCTTCCGCTCAGGTACGCGCAATGCGAAGCACTTCTTTCGGTGACACTGATGGGTATTCCCTACGTGTTGACAGGTATGGGTCAGCAGCCAACCCATTTGCTGTTGTTGATCTTGGACCTGTGACCGCAGGACGTTACGTTGTCAGCGCAGTCATGAATTCAGCAAGCCCTGACATTGCTTGGGACACGGCAGAAAGCACCAAGCCAAAGTTCGTGGTTGGAGCATCAGAAACAAAGGTATTCCCAAAGCAGCTAGAACCCGGTGAGACAGATACAGGGGTAAGGTCTTCGGGTGAAGAGCTACGTCAGGTTGTAACTGTTACTGGCTCAGGAGAAGCGTATCTTTACTTGCCTGCCACAAAGGACGTTGGACAGACTGTGTTCTACGACAACATTGGCCTTGAGCGTATTCCTGCCTACATCCTCCCAGCAGACGAAGACTCCATCACGTTCTTTGACGGTGGACAGTTCGGTGCAGATTGGGAAGGAACCGCTGACGACTCAAGGTCTGTCATGAACTTGGCAGAAATGGGAATCGATACAAGGAATGCAATTACATCTGTTTCTGCCGGTGTTGCTCAGGGTGGAGGAGTTTTCCGATACACCATCACAACCCAAGCAACAAACCCAAAGGCCCAGACAGACGTGTATGCCGTATTCTCTGGCATCAATCAGCTATATGGACAATACCTTGTCAAGACTGTCGCTGCCAATACGTTCACCATTGATACAACTGATGTACCGGGAGACACGTCTTCCCCAAAGGTTATCTTTGTTGATCCAGTTATTGTGACAGTGCCGGGAATTGGAACAAACGTTCCTATGTATCCTCTGGCAGTTGACAATATCTCTGACACCAATGAAACTGGAATGGTGACTGTTGCACACGTACAAACAGCACACAACTACGTCAATCCATTCTTGACAGCTACAACAGCCAAGACGTGGACAGAAACCCAACAGCTATTCAATACCTTCTTCTACAAGACTGTCAGCGATGATCGTGGCGGTAGGGTCAAGGCTGTAGAAGGAGCCTCTCTTACAATTCCAACACATACATTGAAGAGTGGTGATAAGGTAAAGATCACAGGAACCGGAGCACCTTCCACAACATACACTGTATCCAATTTGATTGGAACTCGCGTGGTCTTGAGCGGTAGCCCTACAGGATGGAACGCAGACTGGTGGCTAGGTCTTGTTGATCCCATCATCACACCATTCCGTCTATGGGCAGGACTACAGTCCATTCTTGTTGACTCAGGAAAGTTCTACGGACAGAAGCCAAACCTCACAGCTTCCGAGGATTCCGTATACGACATTGGTGTAGAATATTCTGATTCCGCAGACGGTAGAACATTCTTCCTGTTCCTCAACGACCGCAAGATCGGAGAAGTAACAGACCCTGATCCTCTTCCAGTAAAGGATCACGTAGCGTTGTTCAGCCGTGGTGGAGCAAAGGTGATGTTCGAGCACCTTTACGCTATCTCTGCCAAGGCAGGATTCCCAGCACCATCACAAGCTGGTGGAGCAGCAGTCTTGGGCAACCAGAACCGCTTCGACTTGGTACGTAGGTCTGGCGCAGCCGGTGTATTGCAGTCCAGCTTCCTATCAGGAGTTGGAGATAGCTCAGGCTACAACGTGTTCTACGATGAGTTTGGAACAATCTTCCGCGAGGCCGCGTACATGAACGTCAAGTACGATCAGGCTTTCCCAGCATTGATTGCCCAGATCGCCCCAGCACCAGCAGGATTCCGTGGGTACACAATCAGTGGATTCCAGCCAACAGCCTACGGTGCAGAGTTCATGGTATTCAACTGCACAGACAACCTATTGTCCTTGAATGCAGAGACAGGAAACTACTTGCGTATTCTTGGAGTTACATTCACACAGAATGCAACCCACACATTGACGATTGATGAATTGTTGGAGCGTAAGTCCAATGTTGCTAATCTTGTTGACGTTGCAAACGTCACGGAGAACTCCAACCTTTACAATCGCTTGCGTATCAATAGAATGCGTCACGGAGACAAGAAGCTTTCTTTGCAGTCCGATTTTATTCAGACTTCTGCAACGGCAGAAAAGACATTGACTTGGATTATGGAAAAGGCTTCTCGTCCACGCCACAACGTAGGGTTCGAAATCTTCCCAACCCCAACATTGCAGCTTGGTGACTTGGTTACAATCGACTACAAGGTAAAGGGTCATGATGTCATTGCTCCTGCCGACAAGCAGTTCGTCGTGTATAATGTTACATATGACAAGGACAGCGGTGGAAGCAAGATGACAGTATTCGCTACGGAGACCTGATGGTTAATTCCGTTCCATACGACACTATCTTTTTCAAGCCAGTTAAGAACACCCTTGCCGTGAAACTGAAGGCTAATACGTTCGCAGCAGAGAATTTGACAATCGAAGATGCGAGTGCTACAATCACTCCTCTGTTCGAAGTCTTCGGCAGCGCTGAGCTAGCCTCCATCGCAAGGCATGATACAGTTGGTGGAGTCGGACTCAACTACGAACTCACGTCTGAGATTGACGACATCACCAAGGACATCACAGCGAAGTTCCTCAAGGTCGGTGCGCCAAGGTCAGCGGGCGTCACGACGATTGATATTTCGAAGTACATCTCGGCTGTAGATTTGACAGACCCATCCCTTCCCGGTATCCTGATCGATGAGAACGGAGATTTGATCATCAACCTCATTAAGCTTGAGGGGGATGAGGGGGTAGACGTTCAAGCCCTTTCGGGTGGAACAATGGTAAGAGTGACATATGGCATGGAGGAATGAATGATCACAGGTGCAGGTAGGGAAATTATTGCCAAGTATATGCTTGGTCACACTTCCGCATATGCAACACACATCGGACTTGGCTGTGGTGCCAGTCCAGACACGGGCTACAGAAGGTTCTTCACCGAACTGACAATCACGTCCAATCGTGCGACTATTAATCTTGGATCACACACGTTCGTGCCGGGTATGGATATCAGGGTCGTTCAGACAATCATTCCAGCAGGAACACCAGACATCAGCGGAGAATATCTTGTGTACTCAGTAACAGGATCAACTGTCACGTTCGACTTCACACACGCTAACCTCACGGCAACAGCCGTTGAAGGACTTGTGTCCCAGATCGTAGGAAACATCTATGCTTCCAATCCAGCAATGACATTTGAGACCAAGCGCCTCCCAATCGTATCCAGAGGATTTGCCAACGAGGATCAGACCCAACTGGTATTCACCGCAGAGATTCCGTCCAATGAACGACTCGTAATCTCCGAAGCTTCGCTATGGACAGCAGCATCAGACCCCAATGCTCTTGGCAGCCAAAGCCGTTTGCTATTCGGCATGTCTCCCGAAGAGGGATGGGTGGTGCATAGCTCCACAGGAATGTCCTCTGTAGAAACGGTATCCGCTTTGTCGGAAGGAACCCTGTCAATTGATAAGGCCATTATCGATCCTATCTTTGCCGTAGAGACAAACAACTCATTGTTCCAGTCCCTGCCACGCCAGAATCAATATGAGGGCGGTAGGCTAGGAAAGACTTCAATCGGTATGCGTGGAGATACAGCTACAATCACAAGGGTGGGAAATTATGGTTCTGCCAACGCAGGATCATCCCATATCCACATTGACACAAGAGCCATGGACTTCTCTGCCAACTCCACAGGAGACGAGCTACGTCTTGCTCTGTCAGTGTCTACCGCACCTAGCGACAGTATTACCGTAGCTCCCCAGAACGTTAAGCTTCTCGTTGAGTTCCTTTACTCCGAGTCTGATTCCAGCGGGTATGCAAAGCTGTATACAGAAATCCCAGACACAGAGCTAGGTGGCAACAGATATAAGGTTGTCTCCGTTCCCCTATCCAACCTAGCATATTCGTCCAACTTCTCATGGTCCAACGTAAGGACCGTAAAGATTTCCGTGCAGGTTGAGCCAACCGTGATTTCAGGACTGCTCGCAGAAGACTACTTCGTATTCTTGGACGGCATGAGGTTCGAGAACTTGTCCAGTAACAATCCTCTCTATGGAATGACTGGTTATAGTATCGTGCGTAACGGTTCTCTTGCTCCACCAATGCCAATCGTAAGCGATGAGGGTGAGCCGGGATACATTGAGTTCCGTCTTAATGTCGAGGTTCTTTAATGCCAAGGATTGTAGTCAAGCAAGCTGATCTTCCAGCAGCTACTCTAGACGGAGCACTTGTTGTTAGATTCAAGATTGTATCCAACAGCCGTAACTCCATGTCGGAATGGTCTCCTGCGTTCCACATCTATCCACCCGTGTATGATCCAGAAGACTATGATGGAAACAGCTTCTACGATCAGGGTGAGGTTTCATCCATGTCTATCGTGTCTGCTAGAGTAGCTGATGATCCCGTACGTTGGAACATCGCTCTCAACTGGCAAGACAGCTACGGACTCCCCCAGTATGACCTCTACGTGAGATGGTACTTCGGAGCAACAGTAACAGACTGGACTTTCATGGACTCCCTCGCAACCAAGTCGTATGCGTTCGACTCTCCGATGGTGTATGATGTGACTGGCTTGATCCAGACGGTACCGACAGCGGTAGACATCGCAGTAACAAGATCAACTTACATCAAGCGCTACGTCTTGCCTGAGCTACCTCTTACCAAGACGCCACTGACAGTTTTCAACACTGTTGGTCACGAACACGATCTGACAATGGTATAATTAGACTATGGCTAAGGTAAGAACTATCTCACAGGGAACCCCGATTTCATCGGAGGTTTTGCAGGAGCACGCCGCTGCAATCAACGAAATGCACGAACAGATTTTCAGTCAAGCAGCAGGCGTCACGGTTGTCACCAAGGGAATCAAGCAGACTCCCGTACGTGTGACTCAGGGACAGTTCTACGGCGAGACGGTTGCTGTTCTCACAAACTCCAAGGTATCAACGGCTACTCCCGAGAAGTGGAGTGTGTTGTTCAACCCTGTCTTCGCGTCTGGTACAATCCCAGCAGTAACGGCAACTCTGATGATTCCTCAGGATGCAGCAAGTCCAGCGGCAGCACAGGAAGCCAATGTTATCATTACCTCCGTATCGGCTACAGGAGCATCAGGTACAATCAACTTCCCAAAGGAAGGTGAGAACGTCACCTTGCTCGTATCCGTTATTGCAATCGGAGCAGCAGGATGACCGCCTATCTTTACAAGAAGCGCAAGGTGTATTTTCTTGGCGACGATCTTGTATCGGTTGAAGTAAAGGTTCCAACGCAGGGAATTGTAAAGATCAAGAATTGGTCGAAGGACAAGTTCATGTTTATGTCAATTCCTGAATTTAAGCGTGTTCGTAAGAAGGCATTCACCAGAACAGAGGCTGGGGAACTCTTGAATTACTCAAGGGAATCCTTGGGCAATTTGACCCGCAAGGGATTATTGCCTCGCCCAATTCCAAGGATGCCAGTTAATGAAGACCCAAATGGGATTTGTACATATTACAAAGAAGAGACCATCTATACAATGCGTGAAATCTTGGCAGGAATTCACAGGGGTAGACCTCGCAAGGATGGACTCAAAATCAACAACCAAGTGCCCACAGAGTCAGAGCTATCGGCAAAATTGAACAAGGCATATGTAGTTTATTTGAAGACAGAAGACGGCACGTTCGTGCCTACTTTCCCCGAAACGATTTGACACAGGGCACTTTTGGTGCTATATTATGATGCAGCGGCACGTTCGTGCCTACTAGAAAGGTATGCTTATGAAGGTAACATGGAGAGTTGGTACCACGATCAACATTGGTGATTTCAGCAATGTCAAGTACGAGGTAGAAATCTCAGACGACTCCCGCGAAGGTGAGTCGAAGGAAGCAGCAAGCACGCGAGTTGCGAAGTTTGCCGAGGATCAGCTAGACGAGAAGATCACTGAAACAAAGGAAGACCTCTCGAATGCGATCAAGGAAACTACTGATATGGCAAAGCGCCTCTCAGGCAAGTAATGGCAGCTACGAACAAAGACAAGTACGCGGTCATCTCAAAGTTTGAGAACCTAACTAAGTCCCACGGCTTTGTTCGTCCTCCTCTCAATAAGTATGCCGAACAATGGGCGGCAGATGCGTTAATTCAATCATTCGGTTTGAACCGCATTTACGAGATGATGGACTATTACTTCTCAATCCAAACCAATCCACAATGGAAGAACTTTGCCTTCAAGGCTACTGATATCCATATGGCGATGCTCATGAAGCAGCAAGACGACGAGTTTCGCAAAGCGCAGCGAGCCAAAATGAAGGAGCTACTAGATGAATCTTGAAGCTAGAACGCTTTCCGCAGTATTGAATGACAAGCAGATGCACGTCCTCATGCAGGCAAACGTTTCTTCGCTACTCAAGACGCACACCGATATCTGGGACTTCATCAGGAACTACTACGACCAGAACCAGAGCGTTCCGGCTGTAGGCTTGGTGAAGGAAAGATATCCCAGTTTTGAATACACGACAGATACAGGAGCGACCAAGTATCATCTTGACGAACTCCGCAACGAATTCCTGAACGACTCTGTTCGCTCAACGCTGCGTAAGGCAGCAGAACAGGTACAGGACGGTAAGGCTGGTGACGCCCTGACAACTATGACAGTGGCAGCATCGGAGATTACCCGTGCAACGTCTACAGTACGTGACCTAGACGCTACCAACATCGACAGCGCCCTAGCCCATTTCAAGCAAGTACGTGACTTGCGTGACAGTGGTTCCTACGGCATCACGACAGGTCTCAAGGGTTTCGACGCTTGCCTGCCGTCCGGTATCACACCGGGACAGTTCGGTGTATTCCTTGCCTACCCATCCATCGGTAAGTCTTGGATGATGCAGTACTTCGCGGTACAGGCATGGAAGAATGGCAAGACTCCTCTCATCATTAGTCTGGAAATGACTGAGGCTGAGGTAAGGACAAGGCTCTTCACAATCCAAGGCGAAGGCGTATGGTCTCACCGTAAGCTTTCTGGCGGATATGTCGAGCCAGAAGATTTCACACTTTGGGCTGGCAAGAAGTTTGATGGACGCCCTCCTATTCACATCGTCTCAACGGACGGCATGGATGGAACGGTTAAGCCATCAACAGTCAGTGCAAAGATTGACCAGTATCGACCTGACATTGTGTTCATCGACTACTTGAACCTTATGGACCCCAACGCAAAGGTTGAGGGGGAAACCCAGAAGATGAAGGCATTGTCGAGGGAACTCAAGCAGCTTGCTCTCAACAAGAACATTGCCATTGTGGCTATCTCGTCTGCAACACCTGACGACGCTACTGACATGAACTCTGTTCCTCAGCTTGGTCAAGTTGCATGGTCGAAGCAGATCGCGTATGATGCTGACTGGCTGATCGCATTCGGTAGGCAGCCCGGTGACAACATCATGGAATGTGTATTCCGTAAGAACCGCAATGGATTCTTGGGAGAGTTCCTGTTGGTTGTTGACTTTGACAAGGGCATGTTTATCTACAAGGAATATGGTGATTGAGTACTCTGAGGGACAGGTAGAGAAGGTTCTCGAAGTTATCGGACTTGATGCTGCGGCTGAGGCTCCTAATGACGTGATCGTTTTCTGCCCTTACCACTCCAACCACCGTACTCCTGCGGCAGAGGTAAGTAAGGACACGGGAGTGTTCTACTGCTTCGCTTGCACTAAGCACGCAAGTCTGGTAGACTTGGTTCGACATGAGACTGGCATGACCTTCTTCGAAGCTCTCCGTCTCATTGACACCTACAAGTCAGAGACCAGCATCGTTGAATCGATCAGGTCGAAACTTGATCAGGAAAACAAGTACGAGCCATTTGATTCTGTTGTCACAGACAAGCTCACATCCGAACTGCTCACCAGCGGTAGGGCACAGAGCTATCTCGACAGTCGCGGTATCAATGGCAAGAGTATCTTGGAATACAACCTTGGCTACAGTCGCAACATGGACATGGTCATCTTCCCCTACTACGAACCTGATGGTCGATTTATCGTCGGCTTTCAGGCACGTAGTATCGAAGGCAAGGAATTCAAGAACTCAACGGGAACCAAGAAGTCCCAGACGTTGTTTGGAATCAACCTTCACAAGTGGGACTCAGACATCTTTTTGTTCGAGTCTCCAATCGATTCCATCTTGGCTCACCAGCACGGAATCCCAGCGATTTCAACCATGGGAGCCAACCCTTCAAAGACGCAAATTACCTTGCTGACTAGCCATTATAAGTCTATCTTCGTGGTAGCTGACAATGACTCTCCCGGTAAGGCAGCAGCGTTCAAGCTTTGCGAAAAGCTAGAGGGACGTGGTATAATGGTAGTACCGCCCGAGGGTTACAAGGACATCGGTGAGATGCCGTACAGTGACATTCCTCAATGGGCCGACTATGTGAAGAATCCAGTGAATATACTATTAGGAGAAAAGTAAATGGGTATTGCAAGAGGTATCAAGGCAATTCAAGAGAAGACCGCTCCACGCGAGACGGTAGATTATGTGAAGGCGAAGTGGCTTTCACTCAAGGACGGAGATGACGTTACTCTCCGTTTCGTCAATGAGCTTGACGTTAACTCCCCCAACTACGATCTTGGTCGTGGTACAGCCGCTGTAGTTGACGAGCACCAGCCACCGGGACCAGAAGGATACAAGCGTCACGCTCTGTGCTCCATGGATTCTCAGGGAAAGTGCTGGGCATGTGAGCAGGTAGAATTCGATAAGGCTTGGCGCTCCAAGCAGAAGTTCTACATCAATGTCCTCGTTGACGATGGCAAGAACGATCCCTATGTGGCTCTTTGGTCCATGGGTGTTTACCGCAACGACAAGTTCGCAATGATCAAGGATCACTTCATCGAGAATGATTCCATTTCGAACCTGACCTTCCGCCTCAAGCGTACGGGTACTGGCAAGGACAACACAACCTACCAGTTCTACCCAAAGGCTGTTGACGCAAAGCCTTTCAAGTGGCCTGCAATTGAGCCATTTGATATCGAGGCAGTCCTTCGTGACGTGCCTTACGCTGAGCAGTCTCGCTTCTACGGATTCTCGAATTCCGTAGCACCGGAAGGCGAACTCAAGGGTTCTGCTAACGTAGAGTGGTAACAAACTAAGTGGCTGGGGGCTTCGGTCCCCAGCCCTTCTAACTTCTAAGGAAACCAAATCTTGATTAACTACGTACCTCTGCACGTCCACACACACTTTAGTCTTATGGATGGTGTAGCAACACCGACCGAATATGTAGAACGCGCAGTGGAGCTTGAAATGCCGGGACTTGCTGTCTCCGACCATGGCACGTTGACAGGTCACCGTGACTTCCATCGTGCAGCGCTAGCTGGCGGTATCAAGCCAATCTTTGCAATCGAAGCTTATTTCACTGCTGACAGGACTGACAGGCGCAAGAAGGAAGAGCGCGTTGGTCCCCTTGACAAGATTTACCACCACTTGCTGATGGTTGCCAAGGATCAGGCTGGCTACGACAACTTGAACAAGATGAACGAGCTTGCATGGACCACAGGGTTCCACTACAAGCCTCGTATGGACTACGACCTCCTAGAGCAATACCATGAGGGAATCATCATCGGTTCTGGCTGCATGGGTGGTCTGATCAATCAGGCTATCGAGAATGGCGACTTTGCAAGGGCAAAGGAAGTCGCTTCCTACTTCAAGGAACTCAAGGGTGATGACTACTTCATCGAGGTAATGCCTCACAACGTTCCCGGTATGAATAGGAAGCTTATCGAGCTTGCTGATTCCATGGGTATTCCTACTCTAGTAACTCCTGACTGCCACCATGCAACGAAGGACCAGAAGGTAATTCAGGAAATCATGCTGATTGCCAACACGCATCCCAAGCAGGTAAAGGATACGGACTACGAGTCTTCGATTCAGATTGAAGACCCGATGAAGCGTCTGGACCACCTTTACGCTGAGGATCGTATGCTGACCTTCAATAAGTTCGACATCCATTTGCTTTCGGGTCAGGAGATGTGGGATGCAATGGGCGATGACGCCCGCGAGGATATGTTCGACAACACCTTCAAGGTTTACGAACAGATCGGTGATTACGTTGTGCCCAAGGGTCTCGACCTTTTGCCGGTACGGTTCGATAACCCAGATGAGGTAGTTCTGGAACGTACCATTGCTGGACTGAGGGCAAAGGGATTGTGGGACAACCACCCAGAATATCAGGCACGAATCCTTGAAGAGGAAATGCCTGTAATTTCTAGCAAGCACTTCTCCCCGTACTTCCTATTGGTTGGTAACGCAATCGACTTCTGCCACAAGAACAACATCTGGGTTGGACCCGGTCGTGGTTCTGGTGCAGGCTGTTTGATCGCTTTCGGAATGGGCATCACGAACCTTGATCCTATCAAGGACAAGCTTGAGTTCTTCCGATTCATCAACCCTGAGCGTGATGGATTCCCCGACTTCGATATCGACATTGAGGATAAGCGTCGTGCGGAGGTAAAGGCTTACTTCGCTGAGGAGTACAAGCACGTTGCGTCCATTGCGACGTTCCAAGAGTTCAGCGGCAAGAACATCATCAAGGATGTTTCCCGTGTATTCGGTATTCCTCTGGTAGAGGTCAACCGTGTCAACAAGCAGATTGATGGCTGGGAAGACTTCTTGTTGTCCGATATCAAGAACGTAGTCGAGTTCAGGGACAATTACCCTGAGGTCATCAAGTACGGTGAACAGCTTCGCGGTAGGATCAAGGGTACGGGAGTTCACGCTTCTGGTATTGTTGCATCCAATATCCCGTTGAACCGTGTTGCACCAATCGAGATGCGCAAGATTGCAGCGACCAAGGAAGAGCTACACATCGTAGCTGTTGACATGGACGAAGCTGCCGACATCGGATTGATCAAGCTCGACTTCCTCGGACTCAAGGCGTTGTCGGTATTGCACGATGCGGTTGATAAGATTGCGGAGCTACGCGGAATCAAACTTGATTTGGACAGGCTCAGGCTTGACGACAGGGATGTCTATAAGATGCTGTCAGATGGTCACACTCTGGGCGTGTTCCAGTGTGAGGCTGCCCCTTACACATCATTGTTGCGTAAGATCAAGGTAAAGACCTTCGAGGAGCTAGCGGCCACCAACGCCCTCGTTAGGCCCGGTGCTGCAAATACGATTGGTAAATCGTACATCGCTAGGATGCATGGCGAAGAGATGACTGAGTATCCCTGTGTGGAGCTACAGCCTTACCTCTCCGACACCTACGGTTGTGTTCTCTATCAGGAACAGGTTATGCGTACCTGCTTCACCATCGGCGGTATGTCAATGGCAGAAGCAGACAAGGTCCGTCGAATCATCGGTAAGAAGAAGGACTCGAAAGAGTTTAAGCCTTTCGAAGACAAGTTCATCAAGAATGCGACAGAGTTCGTAGGCGAAGAGACAGCTTGGAAGCTTTGGCACGACTTCGAGGCTCACGCAGGATATTCCTTCAACAAGTCACACGCTTACGCATACTCGTTGATCGGATACTGGACAGCCTACTTGAAGCTGCACTACCCATTGGAGTTCATGTGGGCAATTCTCTGCAATGAGAATGACAAGGACATTCGTACGCAGTACCTCATTGAGGCAAAGCGTCTGGGTATCCAGATCAAGCTCCCGCACGTCAATGAGTCTGGTGTCAGCTTCACGATTGAGGGTGATGCAATTCGCATCGGTCTTTCTCCTGTGAAGTTCCTGTCGGATACTTCTGCACAGAAGTACATCGATCAGCGTCCATTCTTGTCATACAAGCAGGTTGAGGAGTTCGTAGGAACCAAGGGCAGCGGTGTGAACGTTCGTTCCTTGGGAGCATTGAATAACATCGGTGCTTGCCTGTTCGATGACAACCCAACCACAATGGCGAGGATCAAGGCGAATCTTTACGAGTTCCTTAATCTTCCTGAGATGTCTGCTAGGGTTCCTGACCATTGGCCTGCATTCCTGTCAACTACACAGGACGTTGATGAGACTGGTGCGTACATCATTCTTGGAATCGTTACTGAGGTTGCCAAGAAGCCAACATGGGCGCGTGCTACCTTCATGGACAAGCACGGTGCTGCGTCGGTATTCTGCTCGCCAGATACAACAATCGAAAAGGGTCACGCCTACGTTCTCCTGATTGGCAACAACAGGATCGTGGACTTTGTCCCATTCGACTTGACCACTCAGTTCTCCGAGTCTCCCATTGTGGAGTTCCTGAACCATGAGGGTAAGCTTTGTGAAGATGACGAGCTATTCGTTATCGACTTCTCGTCCAGATGGACAAAGAAGCGTGAGCGTATGGCAACAGTCATTGTTGCGAACAGCGCTAGGGAATTGGATTCCATGATCGTATTCCCCAGCAATTACAGCCAAGCCTTTATCCGTCTACAGCCGGGTAGAGCCAAGAAGATCGAATGGTCTGAGGGACGCGGTGGCGAAATGATCTATAGGAGTGTTGAACGATGATTGACAAAGTAGATGTGATGATTGCGTATTTGGATGAACGAGCTTGGACTCCACTGTACGCACATGAAGATGATGCAGGCATGGACCTACATGCTCTGGAACGTGGTGGTCTCGGTGCTGGCAGCGTTGCCGTTGTCGGCACTGGGATTTCCATTGCAATTCCTGAGGGCTATGTAGGACTTGTACACCCAAGGTCAGGACTCGCTGCAAAGTACGGAATCACCGTGCTCAACGCGCCGGGTACCATTGACAGCGGGTATCGTGGAGAACTCAAGGTAATCCTGTACAATGCCAATGGCAAGTACTATTCATGGGAAGCTGGTGACAGGATTGCTCAACTGGTAATCCAGCGTTACACAAAGGCCAACCTGATTACAGTGTCAGAAATCCCTGAAACCCTTCGTGGTGAAATGGGACTGGGATCGACAGGTCTATGATGGAGCTAGAACAGATTATCGCAGGACTCAGTCCAGCACTACGCAAGCAGATCATCATGGGTTCAGACTTCCCAGAGCCTGAATACGCAAAGACCCCAAGCCCTAGCCTGAACAAGGCGCTAGGTGGAGGATTGGTTTACGGTCGTCAGGTTTTGATCTGGGGAAACAAGTCAGCAAGCAAGTCCAGCACAATGCTTCAATTGATTGCACTGGCACAGGCAGTAGGAAAGGTGTGTGCATGGATCGATGCGGAGTCGAGTTTCGACCCAAAGTGGGCTACAACCCTAGGTGTGGATACGACCAAATTGATCGTTTCGAAGGCGCAAACAGTCAACAATATGGTGGACGTTGGCACTCACCTAATGCAGGCTGGTGTAGACATCATCGTAGTGGACTCAATCTCCTCGCTACTACCCGCAGTGTACTTCGACAAGGATAGCAACGATCTGAAAGACCTTGTCGATACCAAGCAGATTGGTGCTGAGGCAAGGGATATGACGAACGCTGTCAAGATGCTGAACTATGCGAATCAGGGACACACGCTCCTGATCCTAATTAGCCAGACTCGAAACAGTTTCGGTTCCATGCACGCAAGCCTCATCCCAACAGGTGGAAAGGCTGTCCAGTTCTACAGTTCCACAATCATCAAGTTGTTTAGCTCCGAGTCTGAAAACCAAGCTATTAAGGGTGACACCTTCATCGGAGACAAGATCGTGCAGCGTACCATTGGTCGAAAGGTCAACTGGGACATCACTTTCAATAAGACGGGCGCAGGGTTCAGGTCTGGGGAATACCACTTCTACTTCGACGGTAGCCACATTGGTGTAGATACAGTGAATGACGCAGTGGACCTTGCGATTGAAGAAGGAATCATCACCGGCAAGGGCTGGTACTACTATGGAGATGAATTGAAGATTCAGGGAAAGGACAATGTGGTCAAGTGGTTCAGGGAAAGTCCTGACAGGCTCAAGGAACTAGAGGCGCGTCTTGTCTAAGCCAGAGTACGCAGAGTATTCAGGTAAGTACATTTGCCAAGAATGCGGACTTGAGGTTCGTAAGGCTAGGTTCTGGTACAACGACATCAAGGAAATGACTTGGCGCTGTTCGTGCGGACATACGTCCAGTGTGTCTTTGCGTAAGCCAACCAAGGCAGAGGTTAAGGCCAGATATGCAGGGGGCTGACTATAACAAGCTGGAAAAGGCTGAGGCAAAGCGCATTGGCGCACGGCAGCACAAGAACAGCGGTAGAAACTTGGAAAAGGCAGATATGTCCACAGAAGAGTTCGTCATCGATGCCAAGTTCGCCAAGAAGTCATTCACGCTCAACCAAGATATCTGGGCCAAGCTTTGCACAGATACCATGAGGGTAGACAAGGGTAAGTCTCCCCTGTTGTACCTCATCATCGGTGAAGGGGACAGAAAGGTCCGACTAGCGGTGATAGAGTACGATATGCTAGAATATCTACTAGAAGGAAACAAATAATGTCCACCACTCTTGAACTGGTGCAACAGGTAGACGAATTCCAGAAGATCAGTGATCTGATGGTAGACGATGACCTGAACGAAGTTCTCGCAGTGATCGTCAAGATGATGGTGAATCCCGATATCCCACCGAACAAGGTGGCGACAACGATTGTTCGCTTGGAAGCATTCGCAGCTAAGTTCTCGATGCTTGCCAGCTACTACACCAACGTCGATAAGACGAAGCGAGACAAAAAGAATCTGTATTACAGCCTGACCGAAGCTACTCGTAGACTTTGTGATGCACTGAAATACATGGCGAAAGATAAGGTATATGGCTAAGAACTTACTCAAGAATCTAATTGGGGAAGCAAGAACTGCAAAGGGTCTGGTTGATACCAAGGCTCTGATCGCAGCAATCGAACAGGGATATCTCCCAGAGAATCCCATCGAGTACAAGAAGAAGAAGACGTTCGCTCCATCATCGCTAGTATACGGTTCAGGTGAATGCCCCCGTTATTGGTACCTAGCATTTGATGGTGGAGAGTTCGAATCGGATAATTCTCCGCAGGAAATTGCTAACATGCAAAATGGCTCTTACAGCCATGAGAGAATCCAGAAGGCAGTAGCGAAGACGGCAATTGTCGCTTCCATTGAGAAGAAGATCATCAACAGTGATCCTCCTATCTTCGGTTACCAAGACCTTGAACTGTTCTGGAATGATGGCAACCTCCCTGTCGAGATTAAGACGACAAGAGATATCGCCTTTCAGCGAAGGAAGGACGCAGGTAATGCGCTCCCTTATCACCGTTCGCAGCTATTGATCTACATGTACATTCAAGGCTTTGACCTTGGTGTAATCCTTTATGAGAACAAGGATACTCATGAACTCCTCGCTATTCCTCTGGAAATGACCCCAGAGAACAAGGCGTGGGTCGAGAGTGCATTTGGATGGATGCGTACTGTGCATAAGGCTTGGGTTGACCGCAAGTTGCCCAAGAAGAATTACCGTGCCAATTCCAAGATTTGCAAGTCATGTCCTCTATCAAAGGTATGTGCAACATTGCCCCTCGAAGGCGATATCGCACTGCCAGCTTTGGAGAAGCTTGGATGAAGCAATGTGATTGGTGCCACACCCCATTCTCCCCGACAGTGAGCTTTCAAATTTATTGTTCGGAAGAATGCCGTACAGCGGCAACCAAACACAACCAAGCTATAAAGAGCAAAGAGCGCAAGCTTAATCGACGTAAGACAAAGAAACGCATTTGTGCAAATAGCGATTGTACAAATGTGCTTTCTGTCTACAACGAATCTAAGTATTGCGCTTCTTGCTATTTCTCAGAGCATGTCGTCCTCCGTGAAGTAGAGAACCTAAAGAGGAGACGCAATGCCTAGAATCACAAAGATTCTCAACGTAGCACCGCCATCGAGTTTTGTTAGTATTGACGCTAGCACTAACTCGATGGCATTTGCTATTTATACGGACGGTAAGATCATTCGCTACGGCAAGATCAAGTTCAATGGCAATAACATCAACGAGAAGATGAAAGACATCTCGAACAAAACAAAGGCATTCTTTGACAAGCTGCCTAATGGTACAATTATTGTGATCGAAGATACGATTTATACGAACTCACACAATACTGCTGCACAATTGGCAAAGGCTCAGGGAGCATTGCTGGGTGGAGCATTCTTGGGTGGGGCCAAGGAATCGCATTGCGTTAGCCCTATTGCGTGGCAGTCATTCATTGGTACACGCCTTTTGACAGCGGCAGAGAAAGCAGCCATCAAGAAGGCAACTCCCAATAAGTCTGCCGCTTGGTACAAGGCCAAGGAACGTGACATTCGTAAGCACAGGACAATCGACACCATGAACAAGACCTACGGGACTAACGTGGATGACGATGACGTTGCTGATGCAATGGGAATCGCAACATTCGCCGCAAGCAATTGGGGCAAGGTAATCAAGGAGAAGTGATGGTAGCAAAGCTATATGACAGCCCAGCGTTCCTCCGTCGTCGCTATGTAATGGAGCGTCGTACGTTGAAGGATATTGCTGAGGAATGCGACACAAGCATTCAGACGATTAGTCGCAAGCTCAAGGAAGCAGGGCTACGATGACAGACCTCGCAGAACACTTGGATGAAGTCAACACAGTTGCCGCAGAATACCTCAAGGGAAAGAGTGAGACACAGATTTCCACTGAACTAGATATTCCAAGGCACAGGGTTGTCACCCTCGTCAAGGAATGGAAGGTCATGGCTTCCAACTCTGATGCTGTACGGGTCAGGGCAAGAGAAGCACTGGCTGGTGCCGATCAGCACTACTCCCAGTTGATCAAGGAAGCATACGACATCATGGAGGATGCTAAGAATGCAGACGCCCTTGGTGCCCGTACTGGTGCATTGAAACTGATCCTTGACATTGAGAAGTCTCGTATTGAGATGTTGCAGAAGGCAGGACTACTTGAGAACCGTGAGCTAGCTGAGAAGATGCTGGAAACGGAAGCCAAGCAGGCAGCCATCATGAGGATCATCACAGAGGTCGTTAGCGAGTGTGCTCACTGTAAGCCAAAGGTATTGCAGCGCATGGCGGGTATCGGTAAGGAAGCTGTGATCATCGATGAGTGACATGGACTTCTCAGAGTTCTTTGTCGCTCTTGACGACAACCCTTTTGAGGAAGACCCCGTAGAACTAGATACGTTCTTGGGACCGAACTTCCTGAACCAACCACCCCTGTCAGAAATTCAACGAGATATGGTTGAGGCCATGTCCCAGATTTATCGTGTCCAAGACCTAGAGCGCCTTATGGGACGTGAAAGAGGCAGGGCACACTACAAGAAGTACACCAAGAACGAAATCGTCCTCGCATTGGGCAAGGGTAGCGGTAAGGACTATACGTCCACAATTGGCTGTGCTTACATGGTATACAAGCTGTTGTGTCTGAAAGACCCAGCAAAGTACTTCGGCAAGCCTCCCGGTGACGCCATTGACCTTATCAACATCGCTATCAATGCAGAGCAGGCGAAGAACGTTTTCTTCAAGCGCTTCAAGGACTTGATCAAGCGTTGTCCATGGTTCGCTGGCAAGTACAACCCCACCATCATCGCTGTTGAATTCATCAAGAATGTCACGGTATACTCTGGACACTCCGAGCGTGAGAGCCATGAGGGACTGAACCTCATCCTCGCAATCCTTGACGAGATTTCTGGTTTCGCCCAGACATCCAATACAGGCAATGAGCAGGCCAAGACTGGTGATGCTATCTACAAGATGTTCCGCGCTTCTGTAGACTCCCGTTTCGATGAGATTGGAAAGGTCATTCTACTTTCCTTCCCTCGTTACAAGGGTGACTTCATTTCCGAGCGTTACGACAAGGTAGTGCGTGAGAAGAAGACTTACGAATTCACACACACATTTAAGGTCAATGAGGAACTGCCAGACGACACTGAGGGAAACACCTTCACAATTGCGTGGGAAGAGGATGAGGTAGTCAGCTACGCCATTGACGGAGTGTTCGCATTGAAGGCACCTTCGTGGAAGGTTAACCCCACCAAGACGATCAATTCGTACAAGCGTAACTTCCTAGAAGACCCCGGTGACGCGCTACAGCGTTTCGCTTGTATGGGACAGTCCTACACGGATGCGTTCATCAAGAACATCCCAGCCCTGCGAGATTCTATGGTCATTCGTAATCCAATTGACGGCGTCAATCGTGTTGACCAGTCATGGGTACCTAATCCAGATATCAAGTACTTCCTCCATGCCGACCTTGCCCAGAAGCAGGACCGTGCAGCGGTGGCGGTAGCCCATGTGAACAAGTGGGTCAAGACTGGACAGTTCAATGACTACGAACAGGTTGTCCCTGAGGTTGTCGTAGACATGGTTGCTTACTGGGAGCCTAAGCCGGGGCAGCCAATCGATTTGAAGCAAGTACGTAGTTGGATCGTGGGCCTACGTAGACGTGGGGTGAACATCGGAATTGTCACCTTCGACCGTTGGAACTCTCTCGATACGCAGATGGAACTCAACAGACTTGGAGTCAATACTGAGACCTTGAGTGTCGCCTTGAAACATTACGACGATCTTGCTATGCTGGTCTATGAGCATCGTGTCAAGATGCCAGCCAACGACATCCTCTTCGATGAGCTTAGTCAACTACGTATTGTGTCGAACACACAGGTTGACCACCCTCGCAAGGGAAGCAAGGACTTGGCTGACGCCGTGGCTGGTGCAGTCTACAACTGCATTACCCGTAGTCCGAAGCAGGTTAACGACACAGTTGACATCGTGGACTATGATGATGTACGCTTGAAGCGAAAGATGGGGGTTGGGGGGAATGATAGTATTCAAACAAAACCTCCAATGCCTTCTGAAATTGAAGAGTATCTATCGAGTATTGGTGCTCTTTAACTAATTAAGGAGGACTATGGATATTCCGAACAAAAATGAAATCATGGACGGCATCGTTCGTGTTTCCAGCAGGTATGTTGTAAGCGAAGAAATGCTTGAGTTTACTAATTTGGATGCTGAGGAATATATCTACAAGGATATGGCTTTGGCTATTGGACAAGAACTTCAAAGGCACATGGGCACCAGTAAAGGGCCGAATGATTTCATCACCAACACTGTTGAATTCAGGGCATGGACTTATATTGTTCCTGACCTAAAGGCTCTCAAGGCTTCAATCCAGAAAGCTGTAGACGCAGCTTATGCCAAGGGTGTAGCTGATACAGAAGGATGGACCCCACCAAGCTCTAGGAATCCAGATGACCTTAGATGAATACTGGGTTGTAGTTTGGAGCAAGGCTCGTCCAGACTCTAGTTTCAGATACGAGCATGTATGGACAAGAGATGGTAAAGTCACAGGAGTTCCTTGGATGTTTACATCTCCCAAGGCCGCAATTGCAGCGGCACGGAAGACGCTCTGCGATGGAACAATCACATTCAGGTTGGTCAAGTATACGCCGGTACAAGATACCGAGTTGACAAACGCACAGGATAGTGTATAATCGTAGTTGTTGGTAGGGCACGACTCCGCTCTACCACAATGCCTCTTTGGTCTAATGGTAAGATGCTGCTTTCGTAATGCAGTGATGAGGGTTCGATTCCCTTAGGAGGATCTAGCTGTAGGGAAAAAGCCACAATCCGGCCCTATAGAGCAGGTAGTCCAGTCGGTGGTATTTGGACGTGACTGCAATGGTACCTTAGCTCCAATTGGTAGAGCGCGACCTTTGTAACGTCGATGTTGTGAGTTCGAGCCTCACAGGTACCTCGGTTGACAGATAATCCAAGACGTGCTAGTCTCTAGCCATGAACATTTACTTGGTAACGGAACGTGACTACGACGGAGACATCATCCATGGAGTTTACTCCAATGAGGTTGCTGCTCTGGAACATCAGAAGGCTGGGGGTATGTACCCAACACGCCCCGAGTATGAGCCTTGGCCTCGCTACTCAGTTGATGAGTACGTGGTGCTTGACACGTATCAGACTGTATGATACAATGGTATAACGCTGGTCAGTTGACCGACAAGAGATGATCCTAGTGCGTATGAGCACACATAGGTCGTAAGTTCATCCACCAGCGTAGCTTCGGGATATGGGCCAGTGGCTAGGCCGCCTGTTTTGGGGACAGGACATCTTCGTGGGTTCGAGTCCCACTATCCCGACTAGTGACAGGGACTTAAAGACTTGTCACTTATCAATGGGTGATAGTAGACTGGTTAGAACAGTTCTCTGATACGGAACTAAACTGGGTTCGATTCCCAGTCACCCAACGCAGCTTGACAAGTAGTAACAGTCGTGATAGTATGAGGATCACGAATGGGCGATTGATGTTAATGGGAGCATGACTGCCTTGCACGCAGTTCGTAGGGGTTCGAATCCCCTATTGTCCACAATGGAAATCCATGCAAGATTTCCAGAATATGGCGGAACACCAGTTCGGGAGAGTCTGGTAACGCACAGGTGGGGGTAACGCCCGATTGAGAGTCAACACTTGGTCTGCTCAAAGGTGTACAATGAGACACTTTCCCTAGGCAGTAGTGGTAAAGACCAATCCACTTATTCACCCTCTATCCGAGTTTGGGGTTCGGGATAGATCAAGGGAAAGAACCCCGACAATGGGTCGTCGCTCTTGGTAGAGCAGGGAGTCTGTAAAACTCTCGTCATTATGTACATTGGAAGTTCGATTCTTTCACGGCTCACGCAAGCAGGAAAACTAAGACTGTGCATGGTCATTGGTTGTAATACCATCCTGTAGCCCCACAGCATTACCGCAATCTGGGCTTTAGTTGGCATACGAAAGCAGGATTGTTTAATCTCGTATCGTTCAATGGCAGGACAAACGGTTGTTACCCGTTCAATGTTGGTTCAAATCCAGCTATGAGAGCTTAGTTTTTCGGTAGCCCAACGGCAGAGGCGGGGTCGAAAGCCCTAAAGTGTAGGTTCTAATCCTACTTGAAAAAACTATTGATCACCAAAGTACACGGTCTTCCGGTTAGCATGGGTGTGAGTCTTTTAAGAGCTTCCCACAGCGAAATAGCGGGGCATGGGCACAGGGCAGCATGGATTCTGTCATTTAACGAGGTAGGCAGGAATGGTTCCTGACGACACTCATAATGTCACCAAACCAGTTCGATTCTGGGTATCTCGACTTCGGAGTAGAGAAGTTGGCATCTCAGCACCCTCATAAGGTGAAGGCTTTCATACGCGCATAAGTGGTTCAAATCCCGCCTCCGTTCCCTTTAAACATTCCTCTATAGTGATAACGGCAGCACGGTACCTTGGTATGGTATTGGTAAGGGTTCAATTCCCTTTGGAGGATCGAAATGAAATGCCTAGTGTGTGGTGAGAAGCTTGGAAGAAACAGAGCCAAGTTTTGTAGTCATGCGTGTCAGCAGGTTAGTCAGTACGACAAATACATCGCAAGATGGTTAGTTGGTGCTGAGACTGGTGGTACAGAGAGAGACATTTCTGAGTTTGTGAGAAGGTACATCTATTCGGTACGAGGAAAGATGTGTTGGCAATGCGGCTGGTCTGGGAAGAACCTAAGGACCGGAGACGTGCCAGTGCAAATTGACCATATCGATGGGGACTCTTCTAACAACGCCGTTGACAACTTAAGGCTTCTTTGTCCAAACTGTCACTCTCTTACTTGGAACTTCGGAAATGCAGGCCACACGTCTGCAAGAGGGTTCAGATATGGTAAGATATAGCTAAGGGTCTGTGACCTGTGTACGACGAGAGGAAAGAGCAATCTCTCCATCCTGCACAAATACAGAATGCACTGCTGTAATGCCGAAAGGTCAGGGCTTAAACCTTGAACCTGCGCCATACCGGAATAGGGAGGCGTCAACGGATGCTCCATTGCAGCAACATGTGGATGTAGTTCAGAGGTAGAATCCCTGCTTGCCATGCAGGGGGCCGGGGTTCGATTCCCCGTATCCGCACTTAGGTAGGATGTCCACCCTCGATCCTAGGCTGACAGGGACGGCGTTAGAGTCATGATCTTTCGTCGGGCGCATTGTGCCTAAACCACTTTCTATCATCCCTTAAACGGATGATATCATCCATTTAACGGAGGATACGTGCCAGAAGTTTACTCGATGTCTCGTTGGAATGAAGAAGATAAGTACGGTGATCGCCCAATGATGGGTGACCGTTACATTCACAGCATCCGTCACAAGAAGCCAAAGAAGCCTCACGCACCAAGAGGGTGCCCCAACAACGAACACGGCCCTCATTTCTGGGTATGCAATAAGCGCATCACTCAGTACCTAGACCGTAGCGCATATCAGCGAGAGGTCTACCATCACTTCAACGTCTTCTGCCTGCTCTGCGGGCTAGACAAGAGGGCATGGGGTAAGACACCTTCCCGCACAATCGAGTGCTTGGTAACAATCGTAGAACGACGTGGACCATGGCAGAATGGCTTCTGGTCCTCTTACAAGGAACTCCGCTTTGACGGAGAGACAGACCACAATGGAAAGACGGTATCACGATGGACCTGATTGATCAGCTTGAAAAGCTCAAGGACGAATCGTCCTACTTCACCCCTAGAGACCTAGATTACGGAGACTACACCGATACCGGAATCATCTACATGGACGAAGAAGAGCTTGGCGAAGGACGCTGGGCAACCCACATGTTGACAATCGTTCAGTATGGTGGTAAGCTCTGGGGTATCGAGTGGTCAAGGGGACTCACAGAGGACCAAGACGACACGTTCGAGCCTGATACTTCAACGGTATACGAGGTTGACAGGAACGAAAAGGTAGTGTATACTTACAGTAAGAAGAAGTCGCTAGATGCGTCGCGGGTGGGCGTAACTGCAATAGATGTGGATGGTCTAGACGACTTCTCCTGAGTCCTGCTAAGGGAAACCTAAGACGCCCCATAGCTTTCCAAGGGAATGATCCACCAACGGACGATAACGGATCAATGGCCTAGTCTTTCAATGGTTAGGAACAGAGGCTTTCAATCTCTTAATCGGAGTTCGATTCTCCGCTAGGTCACGTTGGGACTGGTAATCCCACAGGTAGTATGATTCCTTAATCATGCGGTGATGGCAAGGACCAGATGCTTGCCAAGGGTTCACATCCTGATTCTACTGTGATAGCAGCAATGCTAGGAAATTGCGAGGCTCCGCTTACCAAAGTGATCCTCATATGCCCTATTCGTTCAACGGCAGGACGATGGTTTCTCAGATCATCAACAGGGGTTCAACTCCCCTATAGGGTACGGTCGGCAGGATTACGCTACGAATTGCGCTAGGGTGTTTAATGGGCGTAGGTATACCCTGTGACAAGTATGTGGGATTGCCTAGCAGTACCCCACATGCGATAATGGGCCATCCCGGTTTTGACAGGTATGGAAAATCTAAATAGCGGCCAGAAACGGATCACATTCTATAAAGTGGTCAAACAAATAAATGCTACCGATGAGGTAACAGAGGCTATGAAGGGTGTTGACGCATTCATTGAGTCAGTACTCTCCGGTGCGGACCAGCTAGCGCTCGTCTGACAAGCCAAGGGTAAAGGCAGCCCTAGTCAATCAAATGTCTAAGGTGCAGTAAAAGGTTGTCCAACCTAAATGGACTGGTGGAGTGTGGCGGAAGCTACCCCGTATTACAATGGCCGTATAACTGTTTAGCTGGAACATATTTGGACGCGGGTTCGACTCCCGCATGGTCCACAAACGCAGAGTCTCATGGTGGGTTTGCCCCAAGTCCGTCAGATGAGAGACGAAGCGGGGGAGTGCAATAAAGCTTACGACTTGGGTGACGACTAGCTGAGCAATCCCTAACTTGACAGAGCCTATCAGAGATGGTAGGCTTTTGTCATGAGCGACAAGAAAGATGGACCCCAATAACATCAAGACAGAAACCAAGGTCAACGGTAGGTGGGTTGACAACGAAGACCTGACCTGATAGAGTCTTCCTACACGACAAGGAAAGGTTAGACATGATTCTCGCAGTCACGTACAAGGAACAGTTCTCCCGTGTTGCTCCCGCTTACAGTCGAGCACACTGGCCCGAGCACACCGATGAGATGGAAGTCAACTGGGTTACTCAGGCTGATGGATGGCTCGTCTACGAATGGGATGACGAAAGCGTCATTTGCAGCGATAATATGAAC